ATAGAGTCTCCTACTAAAAATCTTCTATTCTTTTTTGCGTCTGGTTTTCTAATTTCAGGCAAGTCACTTACGTGATGTTTTTGTACTGAATACCCTACACCTGTACCACCTAGCAATAAAAACATTACTTCTCCAAATGCTCTCCAATCGTCAATAGGTAAATAAGCACAATTGTAGATTCTGTTTGGAGAAATTTCAATAGGCTTACCACCAAATTGCAAACTGCGCATTGAAGGTAATATTTTTTTATCGTAAACGAATTTATACGTCTCTTCAATCTCTGCTTCTAAATGCGGATACTTCTTGATGTGCATTTCCTTGTTACGAGTTACTAACTCTTCCCACGTTTCTCGACGCTGTAGCTCTGGTCGAAACCTTGCATACTTCATATGGACGGTGATGTCCGATAAAATTTCGTTTGATAATTCCATAATTAATTTATTGTTTTAGTTTAGAGACTTCCCTTTGGGTTATATAATTATTCATTAACCCAAAGAATCTCCTGATACTTCTTTATATTTTTGTAATAAACTTTTCCTTAAAAGATCTTCTCCTGTTTGCATTTGTTTATTAGTATCTTTTCCTTGAACTGACGTTTCTTCATAAATATGAATTTGACCATTTGACATATTCATTTTAGCTGGAAGTGTTAATCCGTCAGGTCCGAAACGATTCTTAATAATATGCCATCTACCCGTACCTGCTATTTTATCTGTAACCTTTCTTGACAATGACAATACAAAGTCTGCAATCATTACCTTTGAATAAGACTCTGAAATTTTATCAGCTTCAATCACATCTTGCTCTAATGCACTTCTATTTGCCTGTGATGCTGTATACATTGGCATTTCATACTCACCTGCTATACCACGTAAATCTTCATAAATAGATTCTAACTCATGACGCATTTCCTTTCTAGCTACAGCACCTCTTAACAAATCAGCATAATCGACAATTACTAAATCTGGTTTTTTACCTAGCATAATTAGCTTTTCAATATGAGCTCTAATTGTCGAGCAAGAAGCTGTCTTAGTAGGATAATACTTAATAGTTAAATTTCCTTTTAATTTGGATACTGCACTTGCAACTTCATCTAGATGATATTTCAAATTCTGATTTGCAATACCCGTTAATACAGCATCATAACGCTGCCCTACATAACCTTCATTTAACTCCAATGTATAATGAACTACATTCAATCCTTGTTTAACTGCATGAGCTCCTACATTAATAAGACCCCAAGATTTACCAATACCAGCAGGAGCTACAAACACTACTAACTCTCCTTTTCCAAATCCACCATCTGCTAAATCATTAATAACAGGCCATGGAGTAGGAATAGTACTTCTAACATTTTCAGAATATCGAGCTTCAACGTTTGCAGCTGTGTTATATTCATGACCAACTTCTTTATCAGCACCTGCTTTCATTGCAGTGTCGATAGTAGCTTTGATCTCTTCATATCGTCCTTTATTTAATAAATCTACAGAGTCTAAAATTGCTCTTTTAATACATTGATTTTTGCAAAAGTCTACAGTCTCCGTTTTAACAAATTCTAAATCTTCTGCTTCAATATACTTAAATGCATCTTTTAAACATTCTATAATAGAAGCCTTTAAAACATCTCGATCAATATCTTGAACTTTAATTTTAAATACATCTAATGTTGGCGGAACTTTATATTCCCTGAAATATGTATTGATTGTTTCTACAATCCATTGGTTAGCTTCGGATTCAAAAAAGTCTGGTAGTAAAATATCAGTAACCTGTTGCAAAAATGCTTTATCAGTTAGTAACGACGATACTATCTTTATTTGAAAACCATAACCAAAATTTGTTAATTTGTCTGACATAATCTAAATATATAATTTTCTTTTTAATGTTCCTAATTTTTACTAACTAAATGCTGACAAAGTATTAAAACTATTCGCTAACCAAGTATCAACATTTGGTATTGCAGTGTAAGCCTTATCTAACATGAACATCTTTTTAAAATTATATGTATCTAGTTTTGGAATATCTCTTCCTGCCATATTAGTTATCATCAACTTGAAATTAGAAGAAATGTCTAAATCTTCCAACGACATCAATGACCAATTAAGACGTATAGCCGCTTCATTTTCTAATACAGTCTTATATATTTTATGTTCGTCTTTCCTAGTATTACAATATTCAAGCATTTCATCTAAAGTAATGTGTTTATCTTCTAACAATATTGGAAATTTAGATTGCATTGTTTTAATTCCAATGCCATTGATTCCTTTAATGTTATCTGATGCATCACCCATGAATACTTTATAATGTATAAAGTTATGTGACGGAATACCAAATCGCTCATGAACTTCTTTAGGAGTGTAATATTTTTTTTCTACAGGTCTCCATATTGAAGTTTTTTCATCAACTAATTGTATAAAATCTTTATCGTCTGACATAATGATTACTTCACTTCCTTTTGGTCTAAATACATCAGTAGCCAAATAAGCAATTGTATCATCTGCTTCGATATTATCAATAGAAATAAGTGTAATTGGAAGACATTCCAAGTACTCAGATAATTTACTCATCTGAAGTCGCATAGAAGCAATTTCTTCTTCTTGCGTAAGTTCTCCAACATCACCTCTTCTATTAAATCTTGTAGACATTGATCGACCTTCTTTATAACCAGAGTGCATCTTTTTTCTTCGTGCAGATCCACCCTTACCATCAAAGGTAATAATTACTCTAGTAGGTTTGAATTGTCTAATAATAGCAGCTATAGATCTTAAAAAACCCATATATCCGCCAATGTGTTCCCCGTCATCATTGACTAAAGGAACTGCGCTAAAAACCCGAATAAACGAGTTCAGACCATCGACAATTAAGACTTTATCATCTTTGCCTAGGCCTGAACTTCGCTTTTCGTGGTCTTCGCGAACTTGTTTTAATAATTCTGCGTAACCTTTCATTTATTTTTTTTTATGATTCTTCTCCTTCAAATTCAGTTTCAATCTCAATATCATCAATACCAAAGTCATCTCCGGCTCTGTAATTAAGAATGTATTTTTCGCAAATTGTTTTATAAACTTGCGCTTTCATTTCTGGGTCGTTAATTAACTTAGATTTGAAATCTTTAGATTGGAATTTAACTACTTCACCTGTGTCAGTGTTAGTATAAGTATACCACGCACCTGCTTGAGTTACTAAATTATAATTCTTCATTATAGTTAACCAACTACCATAATCGTCAATGCCTGAATCAAAATAAATGTCATAATCTACAGATCGTAAAGGCGGGCCCATACGATTTTTAACAACCTGAGCTCGAGTTGTAATTCCTACAACGGCTTCTGGCTTATCTACAGATTTTGCTAATTTAATTTGACCAACTGATTTTAGTCGTAGACGAACTGAAGAGTGAAAGGCGATTGCTTTACCTCCTGAAGTTGTCCATTGGTCGCCAAACGTAACACCTAATCGAGTACGTAACTGATTTGTAAAGATAAGACAAATACGCTCTCTACCAACAAAGTTAGTAATTTTACGCATTGCTTTTGATAAAATAATTGCCTTTGAAGTTGCCCATCCATCTTTATCATAGTCAGCTGCCATTTCTTGTTTAGTGGAAGCACCGGCTACGGAATCTACTACTATAGTAACTATTCTTGACTTTGAAGACTTTCGTACAGACTCCACAACACTATCCATAGCGTCAAAGATGTCTTCTATAGTCTCTAAAGGGACATATAACATATCCTTAAGATTAACTCCTATAGCTTCTAAAAATTCTCGAGAGATTGCATTTTCAGTGTCAATATACACTGCCAATCCACCTTTTTTCTGAGTGTCAGCTAATGCGTGAGCAGCTAAGAGTGATTTACCTGATGCTTCTAAACCGGTAATCTCGATAATTCTTCCTACTGGAAGACCTCCGTTAGGGCGATTGCTAATCGCTAAATCGAGCATTGTCGAACCGGTTGAAATCCATTCAGATACTTCAGAGGGAGCGTCTGTATCACCTTCTAAAAAATAAGCTACTTTATAATTTGAGCTTTTAAATTTCTTATTGAGATTGTCTGCTAATACCGAAGCTAAATTGTCTTGCACTTCTCCGTCATTATCTATTGCTTTACTTTTTGCCATAGTTTTACTGTCGTAACCTTTCAGTCACTTTTTTTAGTTATTAAACAATGAATCGAATGCTGATGCTACGTCGTCAACATTGGCAACAGGCGCAGATTCTTCTAAACCAGCTTTATTTGAATTAGAAGGTTTAGCTGCTTTTGTATCTGATTTTGGAGCTTCTTCTGCTGCTGCATTTTCAGGATCTAACCAATTATGCAACATTGTTGTCATTTCCTCGTATGAGTACTCTTTAAACAAATCTGAAATTTTAGGTTGATTACCTAACTTCTCTAATACTGCTTTGTTGTCAGTTACTGGAGTTTGGTTTGGTTTAACTCGTATTGAAGTTTCTGGGAATGATTTACCAGTTTGATCAGCTGCTTTGAATTCAACTGAAATGTCACGTCCTGCCATTGGATCTGTGATATCGCCATAATCAGGGTCAGCAATAAATCCTAATAGTTCTTGATAAACTGATTTACCAAAGCCCCAAAATTTAACGCCTTCTGATTCTTTACCACGGATAATTACTGGAACGTAACAACGCATAGTTGGTTCTAATTTTTTACCAGCTTTCCAATCATCAGAGTTACCTGTTGATTTTAATTTTTCACCGAATTCTAAGATTGGGTCAGGTCGACCAAATGAC